ATATTAGTAATATTGAGTTTAAGCATAAGGTTTGGTCACCTGTGTTCAGCTAGATATGAGAGAAGCCCCGCCCTGATCAGGCGGGGTTTTTTCGTGGGGCCAGCCAGAACATCACACTCTGTTACAGGGTTTCCCATACGCCAGCCCCGACATGGACTATTCCATTATTACCCGATGGCGTAAATATCGTTTTCTTCAGTCCAAGTTAAATAATTTTCTTGACGCAATATTTCGCTTATAGCCAGATCATCAGTTAGCCTATGCTCTACTTTTATTGATCTGGGCCGCACGTTGAAGCTAAAGCTTTTGAGGATATTCAACTCATGCCCCTCTGTATCAATCTTTAAAAAATCAAACTCTGAAACCGCATGATATTCAAGGATTGTATCAAGAGTTCTGCCTTGAACCACAACAGGGGGCTTGAAATTGTTTTCGTTACTTGGATCATCGCAAAGCCTAGCACCCAAATGATTGGGGCTTACAATATGAGAAATACCTTTTGCCCAACCCCATCCAGCCGCAAGTGCAATTTCAACCTCTCCATCATGGTCTGTTACAGCGCAATTTAGACAATGAACATCAGTTCCTGCGAACATCTTTTTGACATCAGGAAAAATTTCAGGATTTGCTTCGCATACTATACCGCGCCAGCCGTTTTGGGCTAAGGGTAAACAGGTATCAAAATCACAAGAGCCAATCTCTACAAAGAATGGCATTAAGTAAGCCAGCGATAAATCTTATTTGTTTGATCCATACGATCTTGTAAGCCATGATACCCGCCATTGACCTTTTTAGTCATGACCTCAATAGTATCTGTATTGACGCCTTCATCTGCAATCTTAAACAATTTATTAGCTTCAAAAAACCACATAGCACTTTCAAAAGCATAATCTGTTTCTACTAATGATGGATCTGTCATGACCTGAGGCAATCCCATGTCAGAAGCAAATTTACGATAATTATTTTTACCAGTTAATTGGATAAAACCCCTGCCAATAAACAGCGCCGCATCTTGCGGAGTTTCATTGCCAAGCTTGTATCTTTTACCTCGATTTGCATCAAGATACACACATTCAGCAAGTGCGCGAGGATTGCGAGCATAAGGCCGCGCGTCCTCTACCGTAGGAAACCTGTGCTTCCAAATTTTGCTAATTCTTTCTGGCGAACTGTAATACAAGCTCTCACACGTCTTGGTAAATCCACCGCTTTCATGTGATGCTTGGCCCAACAGGTGCGCTGAGCGATACGCTGAGAGGCCAAAGTGCTTTGTAATAGCTCGTGCGGTATTAGGACCAAAGGAGCCATCTGTGGCGGCTCCTATGCGCTCCTGTAGCTTTTGCATTGCTAGGGTCATTTTAATTCTCCTGTGCGGGCTTCGTTCCAAATGTTCTGACATAGGTCAAATCTTCGCTGTAAGCCTCTGCCCATTTGTTCTCTGTGTAGGTTGCAAAGGTTATGAGCGCTTGATTGTCAGCCTCAAGAGTTAGAACGACCTCATCCAGAATAGCCAATTTCTCAACCAGAACATCAATCTTGTGGGATTGCTCCGCAAAATACCAAGTTCCAGCGATAACTTGAGCGACCATTGCAGCGACCAGCGCCAAAGGAACCTTTACATCTGCCATTTTTATTTCCTAAAAAACTTCGTTGCAGAGCGCACGGCGAAGCTGCTCGCTACGATCACGCCCAAAGTGTATTGATACCACTCTGGCATTTTCTCCAATGCAGCGAAACCATCCGCAACAGCGCTGCGCCCCCACTCTCCAGTAAAACATAAAATCAAGGGCAAAGAAAAAAGCAAAACTAGATATTCGTCTTTCCATGAGTTTTGAGTTCCCTGCGCCATGATCCGTTCCCAATCCGCAACGCTTGTCTTTTCGCTGAGAAGTATCTTGGATTTGGTTTCTGCCTCAGTAAGCTTTAACTTGGCTTCCGCTGCGGTCTTATCCGCCTTGCCCTGCAACCAGCTACCCGCGAGGTTTGCTATCGGGCCTATAAATGCTTGTATCATTTTTCAGAATTTAACCATACTGCGATCGTGCCTGTCATGGCCCCGCTGACGACTGAAATCATTGCGGATTGTTGGGTGCTTAAATCGTCGAGGCTCATTCCCCAATTTATAACCTTGATATACATGATCGTCATAACCAACATCATAATGCGGGGCATCAGGCGATATTGAAGGATCTTTTCAAACGTGTTTGCCATGTCAAACCTCTATGTTTATCTTAGTTCCCTGCGGTCTATCCGCTGTGGTCTTGCGCCCAAACCTATCATAACTTTGCTGCAAGTCCAATGTTTGCTTTGCCAGCGCCTCTAAATGGCGGTGATTAGCCCTATGCTCTTTTTCGACCCGTTGCTCTGCAAAATGGGTTTCAATAGTCTGACGCGCTCTTGTTTGCTCATGAATGTATGATGCAATATTGAACGGCATGGAGCCTATTCCGCTCAAACCATCTGCCATCAAATGCGCCCCTGCTTTGCCAGAATGATCACAATCGTAATTCCAAGCATAATCGTAATAATTATTGCCCCGCCGCCATAAATTATGATCCGCTCAATCATCTTGGCTTTGCGCTTTCTCTCTGCTTCCGCTTTTGCCTTACGGTCTTTCCTCGCTTGCACCCGTATAGCTTGCAATTCTCCCCATGCGCTAAAACCTCTGGTTGCAATAACGATCTGCCTCAGTTCCTCCTCAGCGTCCTTGGCCCTCTGGAGATTTACAAAGGTTTCCATAGCGTTTTCATCTGAACCAGAAAAAAGGCTGTTCTTCTTTTTCTCATGAGCGGCGCGTAAATCATCAACCCCGTCAAAGAACTCTCCGATTTGCTTGGTTACATTGACCAGTTCCTTGCCCGCTGATACCGCAGATTTGACCGCTGCAAGCGCTGTAAATGGATCAATCATGTATCACGCCCAACAATTACATAACGAGGGCACTGAGCCTCTGGGATTATTCTTATGACCTTTGGGTAATGGTAATAAAACGAAGGCGGCGGGCATCCATAACGACAAGCCTTGAACATGATCCCAAAGGGATACATTCCAAAAGCGATTGAAGTAAGGGCGCAAATCATGGCCCTATTATATCACATTTTATTTGCGGGCTAAATTCTGAACATCGCGCCTAAGCTCTTTTTGCTCATCGCGCATTTCTTTGAGGAGATATTTTATGTCATCATATCGAGCCTCAAGAACCGCGATCTTTTTTTGGTTAGTGAAAACGAACCTCAAAATCGCGCTCAATGCGGCGACAATAGCTATGCCAGCGGCAACAGCGGGAGAAAGTATTGCGTCACTCAATTTCATAGTGCCTCCGTACAGCTGAATGAAAAGCCGTACTTACTAACGTGGTCAGCATCCCAACCTAGATCATTACTATCCATTCTCATTACAGCCGTTGTACCAGATATTGAGGCCGCTGTAGACCCGCTTATTGCAATTTTTAACGATGGCTCGATTGTTGCTGTTCCTGTTCCTGACATATCTGCAACAATCATATGAAGCTGAGAAGATGCTCCTGAACCAAACTGTACATAATCTCCAGCTTTTAAAGTGCCGTTAAGGGTCAAGGGAATAGTTGTGTCTCCAATTCCATGCGCTCCGCTTGTAACGGATACTGTTGTAGCTGTCCCAATATTTGACTGCCCATCAGGATCGCCCATCAAAAACGTATTAGCCCGCCCGCGAAGCTTCAAAAAGAACGCTTGCCAAGCACCAGCCTGAGAGCGCTTCATAGGAGGCAAAGTAACTGTTGCTTGCCAACATGCCATAGAATACTCATAAACCTGCTCATGACCGCTAAATGGGCTTCTGCTACCCGCTACGGCTCGCTTGATTGCCCAAGAGGATTGGGTAAATGCTGGAGAACTGGGCATAGTAATTAAAGCCATTAGGAAAACGCCTGTGCAAATGAACCGCCGCGTCGCTTACTATCAGCGACCGCGTTGATTGTATCCTCTTTTATAACGGGCAGCAACGAAAGCATTTCAGCCCGCACTGTTTGAGATACACCTGTTTCGATTTGAATTGTTTGATTTACAGTTACACCGCCGCCGCCAAGGGCATTCTGAGTATTCGTATTGTTCATGATTTTGCCCGCCCCAGAAGGAACAAATAACTCAGGCCCGCGCTCCCCAACTAGAGTAGGAGTATTGGGTTGAATAGTTCCACCACCCGCTGCGCCAAATAATTGACCAGATGGGAGCGGGCTAAATCCTCCAAACCCGTCAAAGATTGAGTTCATGATTTGATTTACAACGAAAAGCTCAATCGCCTTGGCAATAATAGTTTTTACCAAATCATTAAAAAGATTTTCAAAGGACTTTGCAAAATTGCCGCCCATTGCTAATGTTTCAACAAAGCTTGAGCTAACAGATGCGGAAAAACTTGATAAAGCACTATTTACGTGATCTGTCATTGTCTGAGTAGCAGATACAATTCCTTCAGTTCCAGATTTCGCTGCTGTAAGAGCCGCTTGAATAGCAGCTACAGTATTGTTTACTGTCTCAGAGGGATCTTCTGGTTCTTTAAATATTTCAACAGGGACACCCTCTCCCCTTAAAGCTTTAAAAGCGGCTGATACAGCTTGGCTTGCCTCTAGTAGACCATCAGTAAGACCAGTTATTTGAGTTCTAAGCTCTGGAGGTAAGGCGTTTAAAAGCTCTTGTCCTAATTTTTCTAATGCACCAATTAAATCATCACTTGTTCCAGTAATTTTGGTCAAAAAGAAAGCAAGAATAGTAAGAGCGCCAAGACCCTTCCTTATTGCTGACGTTAAGAAATTTTTAGCGACTGCTAAAGAAAGAAAAGCCTGTGCTGCTATCGCGGCATTTCTCCCAATATCAAAAAGCAAACCTCCTAATTTTAAAGCCGCAAGTCCAGTAGCAAAAATTACCACAAGCTGTAAATTTTCTTGAAGAAAATCAAGAGCTAAAGCTACTGCATCTATAGCTTTTTGAACAGGCTCCCCAAAAGCTTCGTTTAATAAATGGAAAGTCGTTGCAATGATAGAAGCCATTGAAGTTAAAACATCTACTATTGGAGACATAATAGATCTTACAAAAATAATAGCATCGGCTAACCCGCTAAAAGCGCTTCCTAACGCGCCTCCTATAGTTGCTGCGAGCGATCCGCTTTCCTTAATAATATCAGTTATTACATTTAGAAATTCCTTGAAGCCTTCGTTTAATCCGCTTTCTGCCATAGCTCCTTTGAAATTAAACATGGCATCTTGAAACATTGATAGAGCGCCGCCAGTAGTCTTAGCGAACTCTGCCATAGCGCCATCCGCTTTACCGCCAGTTCCAAAATTCTCAATAAGCTTCCTAGCAGTTTCAGCCCCGCTATAAGATACTCCCTGCTCAAAACCGGCGAAGGCCAAAACGCCCCTGTCTCTGAATTGATCCGCAGCACCAGCACCCGCTGACATAGCTCTCTGAACGTTTGCGGCGGCTTCTGAGAAAGGTATTCCAAATTGTGCGGCGATATTACCAGTAATTTGCAAAAGTTCGCCAAGCTCATCTGCATCAGATGCAGTAGCGGCTAAAGATCCAGAACCAGCTTGTATTTCAGCGAGAGAGAATGGAACTTGTGCAGCAAATTTTGACATCTTGTCAAAAGCCAAGCTTCCTTGCTCTGCGCTTCCCAAAAGACCTTCGAGTTGAACTCTAAGAGCCTCTATACTTGCGCCCGTTTGGATGCTGTCCTTAACGAAATTTCCAAATAAAGCGCCACCGCCAAGAGCTAAAACAGCATTTCTAACACGCCTAAAGCCATCAGCCATTCTTTGGGTTTGCTTTTCAGTCTGGCTTGTAACTCTAGCTAAATCGCGCTTCAAATCAGACATATCCGCTTCAATGCGGATTAGAAGGGTATCAACTGTTGTAGCCATTAATCTGGATACCTTTCCATCAAATCATTCAATTCGTCTTTTCGTAGAGGCGGCGGCTTACCTCCAGAATGAAATTCTATAAAACCCTCAGACGCTAGGAAAAATTCATGAAGTGATAGCCCCCAAAACTCATTGGCTGTCATTCTCATTTTCCCAAGGGCTAATCTAAGCCAATCATCCCAAGGATATTCCGTTACGCTTGTTTTACCGCCTTCAGTTCGTTTCCCTCGTTATCATCCCCACCGATAATGCTAACAATGATCTCAGCAATTACACGCAAACCTTCTGCAAACCCCGCATCCCAAATGATATTTCCTACTTCTCTGTCCTTGAGATCTGCACCGCTTGATCTTAATACTGGAGTAAGTATTGAAACCATTTCAGCCGCAGACATTTCAGCATCTTGCAGACCTTGAGCGATCTTTAAAATCCCTCTGCCTACATTAGTCTCTATCCTCATTATTACGTCCATAGTTATTTTGCATTGATAACTTTGGCCGTTGAGGCTTACCTCCAGTTCCCCGCGCTTTGGGTTTGGCATTGGTTAATTCCTTTCCACTTATTAAAAGTTCCTCATTGCGATCCGCTACGTTAATAACGCTTTCTGCAATATAAGATTTCCCCCCAACCTTGAAATGACTTCCTACTTCAAGTGCTGAGGAAAAACCCATTACAAAATCGCATTGAGAATTTGATTTGGCCCAGCCAGAAAAAGTTGAGCCATCAACTTCTATTTCAACACTGAGCCAAGCCATTTTTAAGCCGCCGTAAACGCGAAGGTTCCAGCGCTCTCAAGACTGATTGAATATGTGACTTCGCCGTTATATTCACCAGCATATTCGATAGATGAGATCATCATAGGACCAGCGAATGTTCCAAACTCAGGTACTATTACATCAAAATCAGTAAATGTTCCCGCTGTTCTTTGGGCATCGAAAGCTGTGCGAACAGCAGCTTCTGATGGCTGATCAGTAAATACACCTGACCCAGATGCAGTGAATGATTGCACACCACCGCCACCTAACAGCTGTCGTAAGCCAGAGCTATCCTTGGTTGTTACATCAACCGCTTCGTCATTCATTGTAATTGAAGTTGAGCGCAATCCAGCAACAGTAGTCGCTGTCCCGCTTATATCAACTTTCAGTAGCATTGCGGAGCCTTTTTGTGCCGCCATGTTCTTATCTCCTTAGTTGTCAAACACGATGGCGCGAAATCTCATTACTCCGTGCCGCGTTATTCCATCAGCCTCCTCAAGGGTCGTAGCAAACTCTTGCCGTATGTTGACCAATGAAGCACCTGATACAGTTATAGCAGTATTATGGAGGTTTTGGTAGACCTGTTGCATAATGTGCTTAATTTCATATCTGCCCCTATATTCTGACCAAATATGAATAGTTAGCGTATGCTCAACCGCATCCACTGTTTTAGTGCCATCATTAATGGCAGTTTCCTCTCCAATATTTATATACGGTGCGGCTGTTCCTTCTGGAACATCATCATAAACAGGAACATCAGAAACACTTGCGCCTGAGATTGTTGCGTCATTTAACTTTGCATAAATAGCCTTCTGCAAACTCCAAGAGTGTAATGCCATTTACCCGCCCCTTGATCTCAAACGCGCAAATTTGCGGCGTATTTTTGGCCTGTTTTCTTCAAGAGCGGGCTGTAAGAACGGCCTTGCTTGCATTTTGCTGGTTCCAAACTCAAGAGCCTCAGAGTAATCCGCTCTACTCTCTACAGATCCACCCAAGCCATCAGCATCTAAAACCATATGAATATTAGCAACTAAATATCCTGTATCAGAATTAGGAGGGTTTCCCGCCGATGAAGCAGTATGAGTGCGGCGCGGGTTATAT